ACAACTTCGTGGAGCACCTGAACGCAATGTCAGCGGAAGAACTGGCGGCGTACAAGGAGAAATGGGAACAGCTGCAGAGTTCGTCCAAAACCTACAGCAAGGAATTTTTCGAACAGCGTCTGACAGACACAAAAGCCGGATGGACGAAAGAAGTGGAAGAGGCAGCCAAGACCGCACAGGAAGCAACCGAAGAAGCCGGAAAGAAGATCGCCAAGAGCCTGATCAAGAGTCTGAATGGCGAAAAAGAAACGCTGAAAAAATCCATGCGGGGCATTGCAAAGGATATGATCGAAGCGTTTAAAAAAGCGTTTGGGCTTGAAAAAGACGGCAAAAAAGCAGAAGGCAGCAAAGCGACAGCAGAGGCAAAGGGGACTGGAACTGTAGCTTCGGGCAAGACATCAGCAAAGAAAAAGAAAACGACTGCCAAAACCAAAAAGGAAGAAAAAGAATGGCAGGTATACCGGGAAACAAAAGAATATGAAAAAGCCAGGAAGAAAATCGAGCAGGGCACCCAGGCGGAAATGCAGGCAGTCATGGCAGAAGTGGAAAGGATGCAGAACACAATTGCAAGCCTGGAATCCATGGGTGCAAGCCCGACGGTCAACGTGTCATCACCACAGATCAGCCTGGCAAATAATCAGCCGGTGCAGTTACAGGCTGAGATCCATACCACGGTCGACCTGGATGGAAGGACGGTGGGCAAGGCGGTCACACCCTACGTCAATGAAAACATGAACACAATACGGAACCGGCAGAGGAGGGGAAGCTGATGGATGTACAGATCGGAAAGTATAAAATGGGCGATTTTGGGCTGAAACTGTTGGGTGTGGACCTTGGTACGCCGTCCGTCCGGAAAAGTACCGTGACCATCCCCGGCAGGAACGGTGCACTGGATCTGACGGAAGCCATTACCGGTTTCCCAGTGTACGACAATGCAACACATAAGCTGACGTTCGACTTTAAGGACGGCACTTACAGCACCTGGCTGTCAAAAGCCAGTGACATCCGCGGGAAACTGCACGGCAGGCGGCTCCCGGTCATCTTCGGGGATGACGGCTATTATTACGATGCCAGGGTAAGCGTGGACAGCAGCAAGCTCAACCAGCATTACAGCCAGATCGTAGTCACGCTGGATGCAGAGCCGTACAAGCTGGCACGGAAAACGTCACTGGATGACTGGGAATGGGACAGCTTCAATTTTGAAACGGATATCATCAGAGACTATAAAAACATCCCGGTACCGGGTGAAATCACGGTCGTAGGGGATGTGATGCCGACGGGGTGTGTTTTTGAAGCTTCGGCGGCGGTCACAGTGACATATGACGGAAAAAGCTACCAGATCCCAAAAGGGCACAGCACGGTGCCTGATATCCTGATCACAGAGGGCAGCCATACCATGCAGTTTAAAGGGGATGGCGGCACGGTTTCCGTAGAATACAGAGGGGGCAGGTTCTAATGTACAAGATCACGCTGGATGGTTCCTACCTGTACCATCCATGGATAAGAGACCGTTGCATCACAGAAGGGGCACTGACCCAGGAAGTCAACAAAAACGGCTCCTGTGATGTTTCGATTGTCCTGGACCATCCGCTTGCGGGTTCTGTCCTGCGGCGAAAGTCCCTGCTGGAAGTGGCCCGGTTTGACCTGACGGGCAGTGAGAAGACGATCTACCGGGGCGTTGTGATGAACACCGTCGAAGACAGGAACATTGAGATGGAGATCCAGACAGAAGGCGACCTGGTATTCTTCCAGGACAGCATCATCCGTCCATTCCACAAGACCGGCACGGATGTACCGGGAAAGACAACGCCGGGAAATTATTTCAAGTGGCTGGTTAAGAAACACAACGAACAGGTGGATGATTTCAAGCAGTTCCTGATCGGTCAGGTGACTATTACCGGGGAAGCGGCAGACCGGGAGCGGAACGATTACAGCACCACGAGGGACATTCTGGATGAACTCGTCACAGAAAGCGGCGGGTATATCCGAACACGAACCGTCGGCGGTGTGCACTATATTGATTACCTGGCAGAATATGAACAGGCAGGCGGCCAGGATATACGGCAGGGGAAGAACATAATTGATGTTACCAAGAACGTCAAGACGGATGACCTTGCAACGCGTCTGATCCCGATCGGGTCATCGACGTCAAACAACGAATGGCCGGTCACAATCGCAAATGTAAACGGTGGCAAGGATTACCTGGAAGACGCGGCAGCCGTGAAAGAATACGGCATCATCACGAAGACCGTGGAGTTTTCCGAAATACAGGACCCAACGAAGCTGAAGGAAGAAGGCGAAAAGGCATTCAAAAAGATCAACGGGGCAAATCTGGTGACAGAATTATCTGCAATCGACCTGTCGGATGCCGGTTATGATGTGGATATGCTGAAGATTGGTGAAAAGGTTTTTTGTGCAGCACCCACGTACAACATACAGCAGCAGCTGCAGATCACGAAGAAGGTGACAGACCTGTTAAAACCGGCAAACAGCAAGGTCACGCTTGGCGGTACGGCATTAACATACACACAGCAACAGCTGCAGGCAGGGCAGGGGCGTGTGAAGTATACAACAGTAACGGCGATAACGAATGGGCAGATTGATGAGATCTGCATTTACAGTTAAAAGAAAGGAAGAAAAACATTATGGCAAAATTTTTAGATACAGCGGGATTAACTTATCTTTGGGGCAAGATCAAAACAGCATTATCAGGGAAGGTAGACAAAGTAAGCGGTAAAGGACTGTCTACGAACGACTATACGACAGCAGAGAAGAACAAACTGACAGGAATCGAAACCGGTGCGAACAAATATGTGCATCCGAGTTATACGGCGAAAACAAACGGACTGTACAAAGTGACCGTGGATGCAGCCGGACACGTATCTGGTACGACACCAGTTACTAAGACAGATATCACAGGCTTAGGCATCCCGGCATCAAACACGACCTACTCTGACTTCAAGGGTGCAACAGCTAATGCGGCAGGTACACACGGACTGGTACCGGCACCGGCGAAAGGCGATACGGGTAAACTTCTGAGCGGTAAAGGAACATGGGAAGCCATGACAATGGCCTATGCTGAGGAAAATTACACGCAAGCATCTGTTGGTCTCACTTTTGCAGGAAGTACCGTAAAAGCAAATATTCCAGTTGCAACTACTGGTAATATGGGTCTCATGCCTCCAGCGATGTTTACAAAACTGAATGACTTGCCAAC